CCCCACTGTCCCGACCTACATGGGTCTGCGGGTCATCGTTTCTGATGACGTGCAAACCGAGGGCAGCGGTGCTTCGTCCGAATACGCAACGTACTTCTTCACCGAAGGCGCTGTTGCTAGCGGCGAGCAAATGGCGATGCAGACAGAGACCGATCGTGACATCCTCGCTAAGAGCGATGCCATGTCGATCGACCTGCACTATTGCTACCACCCGGTTGGCTCGAAGTGGGCGGTGACTACTGTCAACCCCACCCGCGCTCAGCTGGAAACGGTTAGCAACTGGTCGAAGGTGTACGAGCTTAAGAACCTCGGCATCGTTCGCGCCACTAACACCTCCAACTTTGACTGATAGGAGGAACTAACCATGGCATCTCTGTTTGAGATTGGTGCTGGCAAGGCAATCGGCTACACCTCCGGTGGCGCCGTGACCCAAGCAACCAGCAAGGCAACAGGCGTGACTCTGAACCAGGCTGCTGGTCAGATCACCACAGATGACGCAGCCCTTGCGGCTGGCGCTGAGGTCACTTTTACCGTGACCAACGACAAAGTGGCAGCTACTGACGTAGTTGTCGCTTGCATCGCTTCTGGCGGCACCTCCGGTGCTTACACCCTCGGGTGTGGCGCTGTTGCCGCTGGCTCCTTCGACCTGACCCTCGGCAACGTGTCCGCTGGCTCTCTGGGCGAAGCTGTAGTGATCAACTACGCCGTGATCAAGGCTTCTGCCTCCTGATTATGGGGTTGTTCGCTTTTAGGCGAGCACGGGAACTTGAGGCTGTTGCTACGGCGGCAGCCTCTGCCCCTCCCGAGCTTGTAACTGATAAACCTTCCGAGACGCCCGATGGCAATCTCAATCGACGCAACAGTCGGGGGCGCAAGCGCAAACAGCTACCTGACACTGAGTGACGCTAACGCGATCATCGACGGCTTAGTCCAGGACGATGACGTAGCTGCTTGGGCGTCTGCTACGGACGATCAGAAGAATCGTGCCTTGTACACCGCTACTCAGCGGATTGATCGTGAACGCTTTTTAGGTGCCCGTGCGACTGATACGCAGTCTCTCCAGTGGCCGCGCACTGGGGTCCGAAAGCCAGACACCTACATCAATACTTACTCGGTTGGTTTTCCGTTTCGTATTACGACTGACTACTTTACGGACACCGAGATCCCAGATCAGGTCAAGAAGGCGCAGGCGGTTCTGGCGGTCTACCTGAACAACAACAAAGACGGGCTGGGTCTTAGCGGGCTTGAGGACTACAAGAACGTGAAGATCGGCAACCTGGACGTTACGCCTAACACCTATGGCGCGACAGGTGCTGATCGGATCCCGCCGATGGTGGAGCGGTATTTCACTGGGCTTAGAATTAGCGGACCAGGCAACATCGCCGTCAAGCGGAGCTGATCCATGGCTTATAGCCTTAACGCAGACGACATCACAGCCCTACGCCGCCCGGATGGCACTTATGTCGAAGCTGTTGAGCCCTTAAGCGTTCCCGGCACTGCGCGTCAGCTCGCTGCTGGTAACACCAGCACAAATACAGCTTTAACGACCACTTGCCGCCGTATCAGCATAAGGGCTGTAGGCGCTGACATTCGTTACGCAATCGGCAGCACCAGTCAAACCGCAACAGCAACGACTCATTTCATTGCAAATGGTGAGCGGCTTGATTTAGCGGTCCCTGTGACTCCAAATATCGCCGTATTACGGAACGGCACGACTGACGGTACTTTGGAGCTTACGGAGCTTCTCTGATGAAACTGGGCGTCACCAAGGCAAGCGCATCAAGTTCCTATAACGGTCTTGGTGACCAGCTCTACGATCTTGGTGGAGCTAGACCCACTCTTGACCTTAATTTTTCAAGCAATGAGAGTCTTGTTGACAGTGTTACGGGCAAGACTCTTGTTGATCACACCCGCCAAAGTAGCGCAACGTATGTTGACGGCGATGGGGTGATTAGAACGGCGGTTACTAATTTGTTCCTACAGTCGGAAGACTTTTCGACGACGTGGACAAAACCCATAAGTGTCACAATAACCGTTAACCAAACAACAGCACCTGACGGATCATTAACTGCTGATTTAATTGAAGGTACAGGCAATAATAACTTTGTCAACCAACCAATTTCTTTGGTTTCTGGAACAACTTATACCATAAGTGCGTACATTAAAAGTGCTGGGTTATCTAAAGATACGTTCAGGCTGTTTGGAGACAGTATCCAATTTAGTGACAATTTTACGGCGACATCTTCATGGCAGAGATTTGAGTTTACATTTACTGCAACAGCAACTGGAACTAGAAATGGTTTTGTTACTAGGGACTCTTCAGACAATCCTTTAGGCATCTACATCTGGGGAGCCCAGCTAGAGCAATCCAGCACCGTCGGACAATACGTCAAAACCACCACCGCGATCAACAGTGCTCCACGGTTTGATCACGACCCAACGACGGGTGAGAGCTTGGGGTTGTTGGTGGAGGAAAGTAGGACGAATTTGTTGACGTATAGCGAAGATTTGTCAGGTTACACTAAAAATAGTATAACTACACCCCTCGATTCTTCTGTAATTAATCCAACTGGATCAACAGGATCCTATAAAATTCTTGCGGATTCTGGATTAAGCGGCGGCGACCCGGGCGGTATTAGAATAAATCAATCTGCGTCTTCTGCCAATAGTATTGTTGTAAGTGCGTTTGTTAAAAAAAGCACTTACCGATACGTTTATATTGGGTTTGGAGGATTAGGCAATTCTTTTGCTGCACTATTTGATATTGAACCAGGACTCACGTCAAACCGTCTTTTAGGACAAGGAGGAAATGGAACATATACAAACATTGACGCAGGGTATCAAAATTTTTCTAATGACTGGATCCGCATTTGGGCAGTCGGCACGACTAGTGGAACAAATGGACCGACGGTTGGCATGAGTCCAGATTCTACTACTTTCGCAATCACCAATTGGACGGCGGCAGGAACCGAAGAGATTTATGCTTGGGGTTTGCAGTACGAAGATAACGTATCCTTCCCCACCAGCTACATCCCCACCGAAGGTTCTACCGTCACCCGCGCTGCTGACGTGGCGAGTATTACGGGGACGAACTTCTCAAGCTGGTATAACGACAGTGAGGGGACGGTGTTTAGCGATTTTGTTGTTAATGGTGATAACGGCTCTAATCAGTTCATCTACGACATTGCAGAAGGCAGTGCTATTGCAGAAGAGATTTTTGCGTTTAAGGGCACAAGCACTGATGATACCACGCACACGGTCAGATCAAACAGTAATATTGAAGCCAACATTGCTTCAGACAATCAGTCAAACTTTAACGCCCAAATTAAAAGTGCGTTTGCTGTTTCTGCCACTTCTACAATAGCTGCGGTTAACCGATCCCTGGGAACGTTAGCTGAATCGGTGACAATGCCAACTGTTGACAACCTAAGAATTGGTCAGCGGTCAAACAGTACCTTCCAAGGCAACTTTTCTCTTTCACGTTTCACCTACTGGCCAACCCGCCTTTCTAACGACACCCTGCAAACCATTACTACCTAATTATGGAAGAAGAACTCCTCACACCGCCCATCGGTCCGTTCTTCCGGTTTGCGGATGCTGCTGTCGGCATGGCTGCACTTGATGACGCTGGTCTGCTTGATGACGACCAGAATCCCATCACCGCTAGCCACTATCACGCCCTTGATGTAATCGGCACCATTCCCCGTGGTGGTGAGTGGGACGAAGAAGGCAACGTCATCACTGAACCCACCGTGCTTGATGGCTGGCACGTCAACTACGTTGGTGAGTTGCCTGCTGGTTGGGAGCAGTACGCTGTAACCCCTGAGCAGCCTTACCGGGTGTTTGCGTGATCGATAGATTAGTAATTCGGCTACAAGTCTTTATAGGACCGTTGCGATGTCCCATTCTTCAGCCGAAATCGATCCTAGCTACAGCATTGGCGCTGATTTTGTGAACAGCACTGATGCCCAAGCCGGCAGGTGGAATCGAATCACGATCCTAAAGAACAACACCAGTTTCAGTGCTCTGACCGCGCAAAACTGGACAGGAAACAGCATTGTTGGCGAATCGCTGCCTGCAGGCTTTGAAATCCAAGGTGTGTTCACGGCCTTCGCCCTGAGCAGTTCAGGCGCGGTGGTCGCCTATAAAATTTAGACATGGCAAAATCCAACGGTGGCGTCACTGACATCAATTACGCGGTTGGGGCGGAAGTCATCAACGACACTGTGGTGCATGTGGGCAAATTCCGGCATATTGACTTTTATGAAAGCAGCACGGTGACTGCAATCATTTCAACCAACGTCATCGACAACAGCTTTGCCGGTGCATCGATTGATCAAGGCGCTCACCTGATTGGATACTTCACCAGCATCGAGCTCCAGAATGGGGCGTGTATTGCGTACAAGATTTGATGGCACTTTCCAGCTCGCTACGCAAGGTTGCCAGCAAGGTCGTCAGCAAGTTTGGCGGTGATGTGACGGTGCGGATCGTAACTGGCGGCAGTTACAACACGACGACAGGCGCGATTACTGAAAGCGAGTCTGACTCCACGGTTAAAGGCGTCCTGTCTGACGTCAGCCTGAGAGAGGTCAACGAGCTGATCCAAGCAGGCGACAAGCGCTTGCTGATTGCTGCCTCTGCCGTGACCACTGCACCGGAGACCAAGGATCGCGTGGTGATCGGCGGCGTTGTTCACCAGGTCATTCAGGTAAACATCACGGAGCAGGCGAATACGGCGATTGTCTACGAACTGATCCTGAGGGCTTAACGATGCCACGCCAGATCCGCCTAGATCAGATCGGTGACCTGATGGACGATCAGGTTAAAAAGCTAGTCAAGCGCACGACGCTGCAATGGCAGGCAGAGCTAAAGCTCCGTCAGCCGCCTATCGGAACGCCTGTTGACACCGGGCGATTGATCCAGGGCTGGCAGGTCAACACAGATAATCCTTACCAGGGCGTTGTCTTTAACAACGTCGAGTACGCCGAGGCAGTTTGCTACGGCACCAACCTCCCGCCATCGTGGGGTGGTAAGTACCGCACCAGGCAGGGCACTAAACCCGGCTTCCCCGATCTGATCGGCAAGGAGCTTGAGGCTTATGTCCGCAAGGAATGGCGCGACATCATCGCTGAAGACTGATGGCAGCAATCAACCTCAACACGGTTCGCGCCACCATCGAAGCGCGATTAGCAACCGAGCTAGCGGAAAGCCCTGCTATCCCTGTGGTCTTTCACAACATGGCGTACGAGCCCACCCCGGCATCTAGTTGGGTGCAGTGCTTAACGACCTTCGGTGCTAACGAGTACCTCAGCCAAGGCGGGACTAGCAACTCGCAGAACAGAATCTTCGGGCTAGTCGTTTTCAACATCTTTACGGCTCCCGGTGTTGGTCCTGGTGCTAACTACACCATCGGGAAAAGAATCCGCGATCTCTACAATAGGGTCAACGTGTCGGGGGTTTTCTTCGACGCTCCAACAGGTCCAGAGGCTCTGGCTTCACCAGCTCCCGAGGGCTATTTCCAAACCCAGGTCCGTGTGACCTTTGAATCCATCGAGGGACTCTGACCCATGGCAATTCTCCGAGGCGAACAAGGTTCTGTTCAGTTCGACGCAGCTGGCAGCACTAACGCCACCATCGTTGGCACCCGTAGCTGGAGCCTGACCACCACCAAGGAAACCTTGGATGTCACCGATCATGG